ACTGCGAAGCGAACGCACTGCTTAAAGGCAGAACCACTGGCGAGCTTTGGGTGCCTCATCCCATCGTAGATTCACCCTTCTAGGCGTTCCAAATAAACATTCGGGTGCTGTGCAAGTCTTTCGATTGAGTTCGTAAGACTCGCCGACGTGAAGTAGACAGCAGAGCGCAAGCTGGCGGATTCGGGCCGCAGAACGCGCCGCGTCGAGCTGAAAATAACCCGAGGTGTATTTATGGCGTCACCGTTGAATGAAGCGGGCGTCGAAGCAATTGAATTAGAGTCATTCAGTAAGGGCATCCCGGATTTGGTTTACAAATCCAGGACCATGTACAACTTCTTCAAAAAGGGAGCGAAGACCTACCCGACCGCAAATATCACTGCGGCTGGAGGGACCACGCGCCCCGCATTCCGCATCCCTTTCCGCGTCCAGTCCGGTGCGGCACTCACGCAGCAGACCGGTGACGGCGATGCTCTTGGTCGCGGCACTGGTTCCAAGTGGCTGGCAGGCGACCTTGCTCCAATTGGTCTATTTGCCGGTTGCGAAATCACCTATTTGGCTCGCAAAGCCACGGAAGGCCCGAAGCGAGGATTGATTTCACTTCGCGCAGAAGAATTGAAGAATTCTTTCGATTCCTTCATGCGCGGCGTTGATGCTCAGTTCTTGAGCGATGGCGCAGGCGCAATCGTCCAGATTCCTACAACCGGGACGGTGAACAATAACACGCTGTCGTCTCCGAACCTTTCTTCCATCGTCGGCCTCGGCGGGCAAGCCAACCAGTTTCAAGAACAGCAAGTTGTCCAGTTCTTTGCCTCGGAGGGCGGAGCGGCCCGTTCTGGGACCGCGACGGTTTCTTACGTCGATGGCGCCAATGATACGGTTTATTTCTCAACCGCACTTCCTTCTGGAACAGCGACTGGCGATTTCGTTGTCATCTCGAATGGTACCGGCGCTCTGAACTCTGGCGTGCTTGGCCTCTATGCCTGGCAGACGAACGCCACGACCGGAACAATCATGGGACTCAATCGGGCGACTTATCCTGGTCAACTTTCTGTCCCGAATATCAACAAGGCGAACTTTGCGATCAACACCACAGACGGATTCAAAGCAGAGATTCTGATTGGCCGCGGCCTTGGTTCTGAAAACGAAGCCGTATCCGATTTCGAATGGATCTGCGGACCCGACCAGCAACTCGCCGTCGCGCAACTCTACACCAACGTCTTGAGCCAGATGTACAACCCTCCCGGGGACAAGGCTCTCGACATGACGAAAAAGAAAATGCCGATGACTTACGGCAATCGCACCTTGAACGTGGTTTACACCGCGCGTCAAGGGCGACTCGATGCTGTGTGTCCGGAAACCTGGGGCATCATCGAGACAGTTGAGCCTTCTCTGTATGATTTTGGAGATGGCGTGACCACGATGCCAGTCCCGACAAACGATGGAACGGGAAACACGACTTACAACACCAGTTCCATCTTTTTTTATCATTGTTTCCTGAATCTGTTCAACGCAAATTCTAAAGCGGCGTGCTACTTGTCAAGCTGTGCCGTCCCAAGCGTGACCTCGTAATTTCTTTTTTTTGGTTCCTCGGGGGAGTCGCAAGGCTCCCCCTTCACAAATCGGGTAATCGGGGGAAATTTGAAAAATGTAGACGTGGAAATGAGCGGCAGGGCAGCAAAAGCGAAAAAGAAGTACATCGTCCACCCGCGCCACGGATGGGCCATCGTCCGCAAGTTAAGCCTTGAACAAGAAGTGACAGACGCTGGCGTCATCGTGGACAAATCGCAAGCCAAGACGTACCAAGCCGAGATTGTCGAAACGAGTGCGCGCAAAACCGATCTCAGGCCAGGACAACTCGTTTTGATCACAGCCTTTTCGATGACGATGGAAGACCTCGAAGAACTGACCGGCGAGAAGGACCTGTTGCTCGTTAGAGACGAGGAAGTATATTGTTGGGCAGAGGAAATCGAAGGATAAATGTTCATCTATGCCATCACGAATGACGTGAACGACAAGGTGTATGTGGGCATGTCCACGTCGAGGAAGTTACGTGAAAGGTGGTTAAGGCATCTCAGGGATTGCGGTAAGGGCATGCGCAGCAATCTATACCGAGCCATGCGCAAGCACGGCGCCTCAAACTTCCACATAACGTCTGTGTGGTCCGGTCATGTTTCGAAAGAG